ACGGAGAAAAACAAACCAATTCACGCATTAGAAGATTCCAGAGGAAAGTGCTAACAGGGATCAAAATGACTTCTGTAGTAAAGAGGATTGCTACTGGCTCAAGTGTGTTGGCAGTACTACCCGCCAATGAAGACCCTGTAGAGTTTCCAGGGGACTATTTTTTGCAAAATCCGGGAAAAATAAGGGTGTGCATCAACAGAAAATTAGACGTTGCCACACTCCGCCAATACGTCTACGAGGGACTAAAAAATGGGGATGTCCATGTGTGTCACATCAATTCATACCTGTACCAGGTGCTCAAAGACACCAGAGATGAGGCCCAAAGTGATTGGATATCTTTCGGAGTGTCCCTTGCAGTCAAAGGTGGCATTGTCAGTGTATTTGACACCCTTATGATTGAGGATTACAGGGGAGAGGCTCCGGATGGGAGGAAATGCGATGGAAGAACCATCGACGATGACAAATGGCTGCCAATGTTAATCCTCGGCCTATACAGGGTGTCGAGAGCGACACAAGAAGACTACAAAAAGTCACTACTGCAGAAACTCTACGCTCAGTGCAAGCTGAGGAGTCCTCAAGCTGAAGAATTAGTTGAAGACGCAGCAGAATTTTATGAAGTTTGGTCCAATGATTCAAACTTCCTAAAATTGGTTGCAGCAATTGACATGTTCTTTCACAAATTCAAAAACCATGCAGATGCAGGCTTGAGATGGGGAACCATTGTGTCACGATTTAAAGATTGTGCCGCCTTGGCAACATTGTCTCATGTACAGAAAGTGACTGGCCTGTCAATCAAAGAAGTGTTCACCTGGGTTCTGAACAAATCAGTTGAAGATGAGTTGTGCAGAATGATGAAAGAAAGACAAGAAGTGGACAAAGCTGATTCCTACATGCCTTACCTGATTGATTTCGGGATCTCAACAAAATCCCCCTATTCATCAGTAAAGAACCCGTGTTTTCATTTCTGGGGACAACTGACAGCACTGCTGGTCCACTCTCACAGAGCTAAAAACGCAAGGGTCCCAGAAGACATCCCTTATAATGAGCTGACTACAGCAGCATGGCTGTTCGCTTATGCAATGGGAAGATCATCCGGATTGGAACAGCGGTTCACGACGGATGACAGTTATTATCAGGAAGATGAGGATATCAACAAAGGACTCGGAGTCAAAGCTCCCACCACAAGAGATGTGCAAATGTGGTTGGCCTGGTGGAGTGACATCGGTAAGGTTCCAACACAGGACATGGAAACATTCGCAAGACGTGAGGTATTGGGCCTCACAGAGATCAGATCAAAAACTATTGGTGAGTATGCCAAGAAGACATTCAGTGTCTAAGAATTCAAATCAACATATATGAAAAAAATCAACAGAGATACAACAATGTCTCGACTCAACCAAATTTTGAAGGATTACCCTCTGTTAGAGGCCACAACATCTGAGATTGAGAGTATGGAATCCTCATTGGCTGATGATGTTATCACCTCGAATGACGATGAAATTCAAAGTGTGTCTCCTCAATATTACCTCCGTGATATGTTTAAGGCGAGCATCACGGAAGGTCCTGATGATGACTTCCCTCCGGTGCCAGAGGTCGAGAATGACATCATCTTAGATGACGATGAGGAATATGATGGATATAAAGTGGATTTTGCAGAAGCCAGACCCTGGACTGCACTGACCCAGAAGAATATAGATGGAAGGATGAACCTGGAATTGATGGCTCCGGAAAACCTCACTGACGCTCAGTACAAACAATGGGTGGAAAGTGTTTCTTCCATCATGACAATTTCCCGTCAGATCCGATTGCATCAGGCAGAGATCATGGACACTTCATCAGGGCTTCTAATCATTGAGAACATGATTCCATCCATAGGCAGGACATCAGAGTTCAAATCCATTCCAGAGCATATTCCTCCGAGCCCGACGTCAGATCACACCACTCCACCTTCGAGCTTACGGTCAGATACCCCGAGTCAAACATCATCTAGCAGCATGGGGTTACCTGATGTCAGTTCTGCTTCAGATTGGAGCGGAATGATCAACAAAAAGATCCGGATCCCGCCCGTTGTCAGTTCAAAATCTCCGTATGAATTCACCCTTTCTGATCTGTATGGATCAAATCAGGCTGCTCTTGATTACTTAAGTGGATCAGGGATGGACCTGAGGACAGCTGTGTGCTCAGGGCTCAAACAGAGAGGGATCTACAATCGAATTAGGATTCAGTACAAGATAACCCCAGAATTCGTATGATTTTGATCAAAGAAACTGACTGAGGCTCAAACTACAATATAGCTGCAACAATTGCAATTGTTTCGTGATTGAAATGTATGAAAAAAATTAACAGAGGTCAAATCTGTTTCACAACCATGAAGAGCTTAAAGAGACTGATTAAGTCGAACAAAAAGAAGGGAGACAAGAAAAATGTCTCCTTCATGGATTGGGATGAGCCTCCTAGTTACTCAGACTCTAGATATGGATGCTATCCTTCTGCTCCTTTGTTTGGAGTGGATGAAATGATGGAAACACTTCCCACTCTGGGGATCCAATCATTAAAGATTCAGTATAAATGCAGCCTACAGGTCAGGGCTGAGACTCCTTTCACTAGCTTCAATGATGCCGCCCGGTGCATTAGCCTCTGGGAGACTGATTATCGAGGCTACGCTGGGAAGAAACCCTTCTATCGTCTCCTTATGTTGATTGCTACAAAAAAACTCAGAGCAGCTCCGATGAGTCTAATGGATGGCAACAGGCCTGAATATAGCTCTATGATTCAAGGTCAATCAATTGTCCACCACAGTCTGGGAGTCATTCCTCCTATGATGCATGTGCCTGAAACATTCACAAGAGAATGGAATTTGCTGACAAATAAAGGAATGATCACAGCTCAAATCTGGCTAGGGATCACAGATGTTGTAGATGATCTCAATCCATTGATCAATCCAGCACTCTTCTCAGATGAGAAAGAAATGACTCTTACGAGTCAGATGTTCGGGTTGGAGCTCAAAAAGAGGAATGATAATACATGGTTGATCAGTAAGAGCTATTGATCAACTGAAGAGTTGGTGATCGAATTATAACATGCAGAAGAAAGATATGAAAAAAATTAACAGAGGTCAAAATGACTTCAGTCTTATTCATGGTTGGTGTGCTCTTGGGGGCCTTTGGTTCAACCCATTGTAGTATTCAAATCGTTTTCCCCAGTGAAACAAAACTCGTATGGAAGCCAGTATTAAAAGGGACCAGGTACTGTCCACAAAGTGCAGAATTAAATCTGGAACCCGACTTGAAAACTATGGCTTTTGACAGCAAAGTTCCAATTGGCATAACGCCTTCCAACTCGGATGGCTACCTGTGTCATGCTGCCAAATGGGTCACAACATGTGATTTTCGATGGTATGGACCGAAGTACATAACTCACTCTGTCCACAGCTTGAGACCAACAGTTTCTGATTGTAAAGCGGCCGTAGAAGCTTACAATGCTGGTACTCTCATGTACCCGGGTTTTCCTCCTGAATCTTGTGGATATGCATCTATCACGGATTCTGAATTTTATGTCATGCTAGTAACTCCGCATCCTGTTGGAGTGGATGATTACAGAGGACACTGGGTGGATCCATTGTTTCCTACTAGCGAGTGCAATTCCAATTTTTGTGAGACTGTTCACAATGCCACTATGTGGATCCCGAAAGATCTTAAAACTCATGATGTTTGTTCTCAGGACTTCCAGACGATTAGGGTTTCCGTGATGTATCCTCAAACCAAACCCACCAAGGGGGCAGACTTGACACTGAAAAGTAAGTTCCATGCTCACATGAAAGGTGACAGAGTCTGCAAGATGAAATTCTGCAACAAAAATGGGTTGCGACTGGGAAACGGAGAATGGATTGAAGTTGGGGATGAGGTCATGCTCGATAACTCGAAACTCTTGAGTTTATTCCCAGATTGTTTGGTTGGTTCTGTGGTAAAATCCACTTTGCTCTCGGAAGGAGTTCAAACAGCACTGTGGGAGACCGACAGACTATTAGATTACTCATTGTGCCAGAACACATGGGAAAAAATCGATCGAAAAGAGCCGCTGTCTGCTGTGGACCTGAGCTATCTTGCACCTAGATCACCCGGAAAGGGGATGGCATACATCGTTGCCAATGGATCTTTGATGTCTGCTCCTGCTAGATACATCAGAGTTTGGATTGACAGTCCCATACTTAAGGAGATAAAAGGAAAGAAAGAGTCAGCCTCCGGAATTGACACTGTCCTTTGGGAACAATGGCTCCCCTTCAATGGAATGGAGTTAGGACCTAATGGATTGATCAAGACGAAGTCAGGTTACAAATTTCCGCTATATCTTCTTGGAATGGGCATTGTAGATCAAGATCTTCAAGAGTTGTCCTCAGTGAACCCTGTAGACCACCCACATGTACCAATTGCCCAGGCTTTCGTTTCAGAGGGAGAAGAAGTCTTCTTTGGGGATACAGGAGTCTCTAAAAACCCAATCGAGCTGATATCTGGCTGGTTCTCAGATTGGAAAGAAACAGCAGCCGCATTAGGGTTCGCTGCAATATCTGTGATCTTAATTATTGGACTAATGAGGCTGTTGCCACTATTATGCAGGAGGAGAAAGCAAAAAAAAGTTATCTACAAAGACGTAGAATTAAATTCTTTTGATCCTAGACAAGCTTTTCACAGATGAAAGTATGAAAAAAACGAATCAACAGAGTTCATCATGGATGAGTACTCTGAAGAAAAGTGGGGCGATTCTGATGAAGAATCTTTTGGCACAGGGAAATATTCTGACGAGTCTAGAATAAGAGGATTAAATTCTGTTGACTATAATCTAAACTCTCCCTTAATTCAAGATGATCTGTACTATCTAATGGAACGAGTGCGTGGAAGACCGGTACCTCCCATTTGGAAAGCAAAAAATTGGACCGAAACTATACATCTGGTTCAAGAAAGTAGATTAGATTATTTACCAACACAGAAGCTACACAGTTGGTATGCGGAATGGCTCATGGAGGAGAGTCATGACTCCTCTCAAGGACTAGCATTCTTGAAGGAAGTGGACAAAGACAGTTTGGAAACATACGAAGTTGTTATGTCATTCCTAAGGGGCTGGTGTGGTGGTGCTCCGGCGTATAAAAAGAAAGAAGGGCGACACATAGCAAAGATAGGATCATTATGCCAGAAATTCTTGGATCTCCACCGAGTCATACTTATAATGAATGCTTCTACCCAGATGGAGTTGTCAAATTTGGCAGAGACATTTCAGGCCTCTTCTGTGTCAAAGAAAATTATTACAACACCCTCAATGGGAAAGATGGAGATGAGTGGACAATTTGCACTTGCATACCAGCAAAAAGTCATACTTGATAGAAACTTCTTATTAATGATGAAAGATGTTGTGATTGGAAGGATGCAAACATTGTTGTCCATGGTTTCTCGAACAGATGACAAGTTCTCTGATGGGGACATTAGTTACTTAATCAAGATTTATCAATTGGGTGATAAAATCATTCAATCGCTAGGAAATGATGGATATGAGCTGATTAAAACAATAGAGCCCATGTGCAACTTGAGACTGTCTGATTTAGCCAGAGAATATCGGCCTCTCATACCGGAGTTCCCTCACTTTCGCCAGCATATCGAGGGAACCGTGTCAGAGCTCAGAAAAAAGACTGCGTTGATTGTAGACATGTTCAAGATGATAGATCGGACACCAGGAGTGGATATAACATTAGTAATATACGGATCTTTCCGTCATTGGGGCCATCCCTTCATTGATTATTTTGCGGGGTTGACAAAATTGAATTCCCAAGTCACTATGGGGAAACAGATTGATGATGAGTATGTGGCCTGCCTGGCAAGTGACTTGGCAAGAATTGTGCTCACTAAGGAATTCAATGAGAAAAAGAGATGGAGTGTGAACTACAATTTAGTTCCTCAGGATCATCCTTTTCATGAACACATCCGAGACAATACATGGCCTACTCCAGCCGTGATACAAGATTTTGGGGACAAATGGCATGAGTTACCACTCACTCAATGCTTTGAAATTCCTGATTTGATAGACCCTTCTATCATCTACTCGGATAAAAGTCACTCCATGAATCGACAAGATGTACTAAATCATGTAAAGAGAAAACCAGATCAACCTATACCTAGCAGGAAAGTTTTGCAAACTATGATAGATACACCTGCCACTAACTGGTTGGAGTTTTTGGAAGAAATTGACAAAAATGGGTTGAGTGATGATGACCTGGTGATTGGGCTAAAAGGGAAGGAAAGAGAATTGAAGATAGCCGGGAGATTTTTCTCACTAATGTCGTGGAAGCTGAGAGAATATTTTGTGATCACGGAATATCTAATTAAGACACACTTTGTACCACTTTTCCACGGCTTGACAATGGCAGATGACATGACGGCTGTAATAAAGAAAATGTTGGAAAGTTCAAGTGGACAGGGTCTAAAAGATTATTCGGCAGTATGCATTGCAAACCACATTGACTATGAGAAATGGAACAACCATCAGAGGAAACGGTCAAATGAACCAATTTTTAAAGTCATGGGTCAATTCTTGGGGTTTCCCAACCTTATATCGAGGACTCATGAATTCTTTGAGAAAAGTCTCATCTATTATAATGGAAGGCCTGATTTGATGAAGGTGCAAGATGGAAGACTTGTGAACACAACGAAGCAATTGGTTTGTTGGGAAGGACAGGCAGGCGGATTAGAGGGGTTAAGACAGAAGGGATGGAGCATCTTAAACTTATTGGTTATTCAAAGGGAATCCAAGATTCGGAACACAGCAGTTAAAGTCCTTGCACAAGGTGATAATCAAGTAATATGCACACAGTACAAGACAAAACAACACAGAAATGAAACAGAATTGCGATCTGCTCTTACTCAAATGAAATTGAATAATGATGCAGTTATGAAAGCCATTGAATCTGGAACAAACAAACTAGGTTTGTTGATCAACCAAGATGAAACAATGCAATCAGCTGACTACCTGAATTACGGTAAAGTTCCCATATTTAGAGGAGTGATACGAGGTTTAGAAACAAAAAGGTGGTCACGAGTGACTTGTGTAACAAATGACCAACTTCCCACCTGTGCAAACTTGATGTCATCAGTGTCTACTAATGCCCTTACTGTTGCTCATTTTGATGTGACACCCTTGAATGCGATGATACAGTACAATTATTTCGGAAATTTTTCTAGATTGCTCCTCAACATGCATGATCCTGCTGTGAGATGTTCACTCTTTCAGCTCTCTCAAAAACACAAGATAGATTTATTCAGTTTCGAATTTAAAGTTGGGGTGTTGTATTTGGATCCTTCTATCGGAGGTGTTTGTGGAACCGCATTATCCAGATTCTTAATTCGCGGATTTCCAGATCCGGTGACCGAAAGCATATCATTCTGGAAAGTAATTTATAACAATACCCAAGACAACAGATTGAAGAAGTTGTGTACAGCATTCGGAAATCCCAAAATTGCTCAATTCCGCTATTCGCACATAGAGAAATTGTTGGAAGATCCTACGAGCTTGAATATATCGATGGGCATGAGTGCAGCCAACCTGTTGAAGAGCGAAATTAAGAAGAACCTTCTGCGGAAAAGAAGGACTATTGGGAATAGCATTGTTAGGGACGCCGTAACCTATATACACTCTGAAGACGAAAAGATCAGATCTTACTTGTGGAGTATAAATCCTCTATTCCCCAGATTTTTGAGTGAATTCAAATCAGGCACTTTCATGGGAGTTGCATCTAGTGTGGTCAGCCTATTTCAGAACTCCAGAACCATTAGAAATGTTTTTAAAGATTATATGAGTTCTGCGATTGATGAGTTGATTACCAAAAGTGAAGTGAACTCCTTGGAGCATTTGTGTAAATATAAGGGTGTCCGCAATTTCGATCAAGTCTGGAAATGTTCTGCTAGCCAGGCTGATTATTTGAGGAGATTATCCTGGGGTAGAAAAGTTCTTGGGACTACAATCCCTCATCCATTAGAAATGCTTGGAGCGGGCACAATCAAGAATAATTCCTCCACTTGTTGTGAGCATTCCGGCCAGGATTACATCTCGGTATTTTGTCCCAAAGGAATAAGCAATGTGCTCATAGAAAGAGGCCCTATGGCAGCATACCTAGGGTCAAAAACATCTGAGTCTACTTCTATTCTTCAACCATGGGAGAAAGAGAGCAAAATCCCGATCATCAAAAGAGCTACTCGATTAAGAGATGCCATTCATTGGTTTGTGGAGCCAAGCTCCAACTTGGCAAAGAGCATCTTGCAAAACATCACAGCACTAACAGGAGAAGAGTGGGGATCATCACTAGAAGGATTTAAGAGAACGGGGTCTGCTCTCCATAGATTTACCACATCACGAATGAGCCATGGAGGCTTTTGTGCCCAAAGCCCGGCTGCATTGACAAGGATGATGGCAACCACAGATACAATGAGCGACTATGCAAAAGACAATTATGATTTTATGTTCCAGGCTTGTCTCCTCTTTTCTCAGATAACCACTTCGGTTTTACTCCTTGAAACCACAATTTCAAATACTGTACATTTTCACACTCGGTGTATAAATTGTGTGAGAAAGATAGAGGAGCCGTGGCTGGAAAGTCCAAGTGTACTCCAGAGCAAGGACGTATCAAACGTATTAGCAAGCTGGAGAAATGGAGGAGGATCATGGGGTGAACAGCTGCATCAATTAAAACCTCTCAAAGGAGATTGGGAGATATTAACTCCTGCGGAGAAATCATACCATGTCGGGAGAACTCTAGGATTTTTGTTTGGCGATCTAACAGGTCAGTCATCGATTAGAGCCGATGATAGTTCCTTATTCCCCTTAAGCATACAAAAACGGCTGCGAGGACGAGGGTTTCTTAGAGGAGTTTTGGATGGGTTGGTGAGGGCAAGTGCATGCCAAGTTATCCATAGAAGAAGCCTGACACAACTGAAGAGACCTGCCAATGCCGTGTACGGAGGATTGATATTCTTGATTGACAAAATCAGCGCTTCATCCACCTTCATCAATTTATGCCGAGATGGACCAATAAGAGAAGAACTCTCCAGTATCCCACATAAAATTCCTACATCATATCCTACATCTAATGCGGATCTAGGACTGCATATAAGGAATTACTTCAAATTTCAGTGTAAGTCTGTAGAGTTGGGGAAATATCAATCAGATTTGGAAGATTTATGGCTTTTCTCTGACTTGCTATCTTCAGGATTCGCCGGACCTTATGCTTTATCATCAAAAGTTTTAAAGAGCCTATATAAACCCTCCCTATCTAGAAGGGATAGGAACAATATCCGAAAATTGGGTGCTTTGTCTCGGTTATTGAGATCACATGAGAACTGGTCAGAATTGCATAAAGAATTCTTAACATCGCAATTGTTATTGTGCCAAGAGGAGGTGCGCCACGCATGCAAATTTGGTATCCCAAAAAATGTCTCCGCCAAATCATCAATGGTATGGGGGAAAGAAGCAGTGTCGTATGTACTAGACATTCCAGTTGAGTTCACATCCCAAAAACAGACCAAACATTTGAACGCTTGCCCGCGTATTCAGGACCCGACAATTTCTGGATTAAGGCTTGGACAGTTGCCCACCGGGGCTCACTACAAGATTAGGACAATTCTCAATGCTTACAATATTAAGTGTCGGGATGTCCTATGTGGAGGTGATGGATCCGGAGGAATGACTGCTGCATGCCTGCGATATTATTCTAATTCAAGGGCAATATTTAATAGCATTCTTGAGTTCGATGGATCAAGCATGAAAGGGTCATCACCTGATCCTCCAAGTGCATTGGAAACAGTAGATCAAGGGATGGTACGCTGTGTTAATGCTACAACATGTTGGGAGAATCCATCCGACTTGAGTCAAGAGCGGACATGGGATTATTTTTTGCATTTGAAGAAGAGTTTTAACATGAAGATCGATCTTATCATTCTTGATATGGAAGTTAGAGACTTCCAAATTTCAAAGCTGATAGAAGGAAATTTAAGATTGAAAATCTCAAAACTGCTGGAAAAGAATGGTACTTTAATCTATAAAACGTATGGCACAATCATCTGCTCAGAGACCTCAAATGTATTAACAACCTTGGGTCCACTCTTTCACTCTGTTTATATCGTCCAAACTGGGTATAGCAGCTCATTCACTTCTGAGGTTTATGTACTGTTTTCTAAGCAAAAGTCTTTTGTTGATTCTCCATATGTAGATTGGGGATCATTACAATATAATTGGGAGAAGCTGGCCTGTTTTAGGAACCCAAGACAAGAATTCAAGAGGGCCTTAAGAATTAGAAGTAGTAGATCTTTGATGGGAATACCCTCATCCTTCTTGCCTGATCCATTGGTGAATCTGGAAACCCTTCTTCAAATATCAGGTGTTCCCTCTGGAGTGTCTCACCAACTGGTCACTGACGTTAAAAGTTCTGGGGCATCCGGCTTGTCTTCAGCTATAGGGTTGCTAGGATTAATTTCTCACTTCACTTTAGACGTGACCAAATTATACGTACAAGAGTATCGACCACCTTCTGACAATCGCCTAATAAAAATGGCTAGTGCAATCACCGGGATTAGTTATTGGATTTCAATAGCCTACCATGATCAACAATTAAATCAAGCACTAACCTCAGTAATCAAGAAATCATTTCCTATACGTTGGGGACTTATAAATCATCGACTCCACTGGAGTGTTTCTGATAGATTTCACCGATCGAAAGACGTTCGATTATCTGATTGCCTAGCAGGTATAGGAAACTGGATCCGAGGCATGGAGTTGATGAAGCTGCCTGCAGGCATGTTTTCACACAAGGAAGTCAATATGATCTTGTCAAAATATATTCGCGGTTTAAATTATCATACAATATCAAGCAGGACAGGAATTCTTGAGATTTTGAAATCTCAATTCTCTATTATTGATCGATCTTTGATGACCATTACCACAGACAACATTCAGTCGTCAGATTGGACAGATTAATCATATGAAAAAAACTAAAAATCGGACTAAGCACGCTCACTTGTTTTACTATAATACGTTAGCTGGTTTTGTTGTCTCCGT